GCTCGTACTGGGCAGCGGTGCGGCGACCCGATCGCAACCACTGCACCGCTCAAGATCACCGTTGCCGCCCCGATGTCGTGGGCTGCATACACGGCGGCGGTCGCTCTGCTCGGCGACGAGTACGACCCTGCAGACATTGCTGGCGTCGTGCTCGCAAGCTCGCAGCACATTCAGCTGCTCAACGATGAAAACTTCCAGAGCGTCGACAAGTTCGGCGCTGGGGCGGTCATTCTTCGTGGGCAAGTTGGTGCGATCGGCACTGTCCCGATCTTCGTCAGCGATCGCGCGACTGCGGTCACTGACGCCGACTCGGGCACTGCAGGCAACCAAGCGGGACGCAAGGCGCTGATCATCAAGCGTGGCGCGATCTCGCTCAAGTACAAGCGCCGCCCGATCGTCGAGTCCGACCGCGACATTCTCGCACGCACGAACTTGATCACCACGAACGTCCACTACGCGGTAGCGCGAGTGGACGACCGTGGCGTGATCGTGCTCACGACGGTCGCAGCGTAAGCGCATGGGTGTCACGACTCTGCGACGTCGTCACGCAGCGACTGAGGCTGTTGTCGAGGCTGCTGCTGTGACGAGTGTCGATCGAGAGATCGAGCTCACGCAGGCGCTGGCTGACACGGCTGCACGGCAGTCGCGGCTCGACATCTTCCGAGAGGCTCACGCCGACTGGGAGACGCTCGAATCGGACAGCGATGCAGGCGTCGAGCTCGCTGAGTTGGTGAGACTGTTCGAGGATGCGGAGGCTGCACAAGCTGACGCTGAGATCGAGCTTGATCTCGCGATCGCAGCTGAGACTCCGAAGCCCAAGACGAAGTCGCGCAAGTAAACGATTGAATGGCCGACACCCGCTTCCCCCAAGCGAGTGTCGGCCATTCGCGTCTGAGAGGATGACTACATGACGAATTACGCGACAGCTGACCAGCTGGCTAACTTCATTGCCGGTAACGAGCTCGACGCTGTGACGCCGCCTGCCGCCCCCAGCGACGCGGGTGTGCTGCTGCGTCAGGCGAGCTCGCTCGTGCGTCAGGCGATACGAGGCGCGCTGTACGCAGTCGATTCTGACGGCATCCCGACCGATGCGACATTGGCGCTCGCGCTCGCGGAGGCGACATGCGCGCAAGCTGCAGCATGGTCGACGAACGGGGTGAACCCTACAGCGGGTCGAGCGGGTGCGACTGCTGCTGTCGCATCGAAGTCTCTCGGCGGCGCCACTGTGCAATATGCGTCCTACGCGGCTGACGCTCAAGCTCGCAGCGATCTCGCGTCTGGTGACGTGCTGATCTCTGAGGCTTTGCGTGTGCTCGACGCGGCAGGCTTTCTGACGAACATCGCACTCTCTCCCGGCGTGAACGTGCGCACTCTCAGAGAGACGCTCGAACCGTGAGCGACTTCGTCGACGTCTTCGGCGAATGGCTGAATCAGATCGTCGTCGTGCGCCCGTATGTTGGCGCTGGCATGGAGGGCGCAGAGCTCGCTGCTGCGATCACGATCGGCGGCGAGAACAGCGATGTCGAAGGCGCGTCGGTGATGATCGAGAGCAAGCGTCGGCTTATTCGCGCGAGCGACGGCAACGAGATCGTGTCAGAGACGACGCTCTACGTCACGCACCCCGGCGCTGAGAGCTTCCCGCTGCACAGCGAAGTCGATCTCCCTGACGGGTCGACGACGACTGTCGAAGCGACGAACGCGATGACCGTTTATGGGCTGTTCGATCATCTGGTGGTGAATCTCGCATGAGTCTCTCGCGTGGCGTTTCGGGGCTCAGCGAGATCGCTGAGAAGTTCGAGCGAGTCACTTCGCGCACACTCGACGGCGCGCGGGAAGCGCTGTTCGTCGCCGGTCAGCATGTGCTCGGCGTGTCGAGCGCTCAAGCGCCGATCGAGACTGGGGCGATGATCAGAACTGGGGCAGTGTCGCAAGACTCAAGCTCTGCACTGACAGCTGTGCATTACGATGATGCCGAATATGAGGGTCAAGCTGTGCAGCAGCACGAAGACATGTCGCTCAGGCACGACGACGGGCGCAATGCGAAGTTTCTCGAAAACTCGATGAACAGTGAGCGCGACATGGTGCTGCAGATCATCGGGGTCGGCGCGAGCAAAGGGACGACAGAATGAGCGACTGGAAGAAGCGACTGCGTTACGGCATCGCCGAGGCGACAGCTGACGAGAGCAGCGGTCTGATCGGGTTCGCTGCGACTGGCTCGCCGCCGAGCAACAAGGTTGGCATCTACGGCACTGTGTTGCCTGAGCAGCCTGACGAAGCGATCGCGCTGTCGCTGTATGTCGTCGCCGAGGGTGTCGAGACTGTGATGGGTGCCCAGTTTCGGTTTCGAGCGAAGACAGACGCGCGACTCGATCTGATCGAAGATGCGATCGCTAACAGCTGGACTGAGCGCCAGAATGGTACGCTCGGTGATGTAACGCTGATCTTGTCCAGCTGGTCGTCGGGTGCGTCAAACGGGCAAGACGGGAACGATCGACTTATTCGGTCGTCTAACTACTATCTGACGGTTTCAAGACCGCTCAGACACCGCACCTAGAAGGGACGGCCAGCACATGCCTGCAACAACTAAGGCGCCTCTGGGCGCAACAACCACGAACCGCAAGTGGTATCTCGATGTGAACACCGGCACGACGGCTGCGCCCACTTGGGTCGGCGTCTTCGGCATCACGAATCTGCAGCCGAAAGTTGAGGGCTCGCTGCAAGACGACAGCGACTTCGACGGCGGCGGCTGGAAGTCGCAGACGAACAGCGCGAACGCTTGGTCGATCGAAGGCAAAGTGAAGCGCGGCATCGAGCTAGACAGCGACCCTGCTGTGTATGACACCGGGCAGGAAGTGCTGCGTCTTGCAGCTGCTGCGACCGGCGTCGACAACACGGTCGACGTTCGCTGGTACGAAATGGAACCGAACGCGCCTCGCGTCGAGTCTTACCGTGGCTTCGCTGCGGTCGGCTGGACTGAGGACGGCGGCGGCATGGATGCGCTCAGCTTCGCGAGCTTCACGCTCACCGGGCAGGGCGAACGTCAGACGCCGACGCATCCTGACGCTTAGCAGTTCTCGCTAGGCCAACTAAGTTGGTAGAGTGGAGGGGAGTCGCAACCGTGCGGCTCCCCTTCTGCGATTGAGAGAGATCACATGGCCGATCTGAGCAAGTTTCTAGACTTCATGGATGAAGTCGACGAGCGTGATGGGTTCGACTCGCCGCCGATGCCGTCACCCGCTCACCCCGAGGGGAAGCAGTATCGAGTGCCGAGCCCTGACGCGAAGATCGGTCTTCGTCTCAACGCTCTCGCCGACATGACGCTCAAGCAGTCGCGTGGGCTTGATATATCCGAGACAGATGTGAAGCGTCTGCGTCTCGACGACAAAGACGAGCACGAGTTCTTGGCTCAAGTGCTCAGTCAGTCACTGCTCGATCAGATGGTCGAGGATGGTGTGAAGTGGGAGCATCTTCGTCGTCTCGCGATGTATGGCTTCGTCTACTTCGCAGTGTCGCGAGAGGCGGCAGATCAGGCAGCGGAGAATGGTCTGTTTGCGGGAAAAGCGTTGGCGTCGACGAATCGAGCGACGCGCCGAGGGACGAAGAAAACAAGTTCGGGCTCAAGCGGTTCGAAGAAGACGAAGAAGGCGAACTGAGCGTCGGTAACATTCTGCGCCACTGGTCGCTCGTCGAAATTGACTTCCAGCAGGTGTACGGAATCGACTTGTCTGAGCCGGGACTTCTCGCTGCTCGCTCGTGGCGCTGGCTGTTCGTGCGTCTGATTGGGCTACTATCGACCGAGGGGAGAGTTCAGCGGGTTCTGAACCCAACACCCGAGCAGAAGAAGGCGCAAAGTCAGCAGTAGGGAACCCGCATGGCACTCGATCTCGGAACGCTTCGCGCGTATCTCGATCTCGACTCGACGAGTTGGTCGGGTTCGTTCGACAAAGCGCAGACGACGATGCAGAAGTTCAGCGGTGGCGTCCCGACTTGGATGGGTGTAGCAAGCGCTGCAGTGATCGCTGGCGGCATTGCAGCAGCTGCGGGGCTATACAAGATCGGCGAGGCGTGGGACGACGTTAGAGACACGATCAGAGTCGGCACTGGGGCAGTCGGGGAAGACCTCGAAGGGCTTGTCGACATCGCGAAGCGCATCGCTGAGAATGTGCCGGTCGATATTGGCGTGATCGCCCCCGCTCTGTCTGATCTGCACCAGCGACTCGGGCTCACCGGAGATCAGCTGTACGACGTCACGAGTCAAGTGCTCAACGTCGGGCGCATGTTGAAGGAAGACGTCGACATCGACTCGGTGACGGCGTCGTTCTCGGCGTTCGGTGTCGAGAACGACGACGTCTCGGGCAAGATGGATTTTCTGTATCAGATGTCTCAGGCGACCGGCATCGGATTCAACGATCTCACGAGCAAGCTCGCAGCTGCGGCGCCTATCACGCAGCAGCTTGGCTATACGTTCGAGGAAACTGCTGCGCTGATCGGCACAATGGACAAGGCGGGGCTTGACTCGCAGACGATGATCGGGGCGATGCAGAAGGGACTCGTCAATCTGACGAAGCCGGGGGAGTCTGCGGAGGATGCGTTCAAGCGCGTCACTGGGCAGATTCAAGGCTTCATCGACACTGGCGACGACGCTTCGGCAATGGACTTGGCGGGGCAGATATTCGGCACTCGCGGGGCGGCTCAGTTCATCGGCGCACTGCAGAACGGCAAGCTCAACCTTGACGACTTGATCGGCTCAGCTGGGCTCACTGGCGACACGATCTCGCAAGCAGCAGCCGACACCAACGACTTCGCTGAGAAGTGGCAGCTGGTGCAGAACAAGGCGAGCGCTGCACTTGAGCCGCTCGCGTCGACAGTGTTCTCGGCACTTGGCGATGCGTTGACGGCGATGATGCCCGGTCTGACTGGCTTCACGAACTGGCTGTCCGAGAATCCTGAAATGCTGCAAGTGTTCGCCGCTGTGATCGGTGTGATCGCTGTCGCGTTCATCGGGCTCACCGTCGCGACGTGGGCGCTCAACACTGCACTGCTTGCGAACCCGATCACTTGGATAGTTCTCGCTGTCGTCGCTCTGATCGCGGCGATCATTCTGCTCATTATGAACTGGGACACTGTCGTCAAGTTCTTGGGTGACACTTGGGCTGGTTTCGTGGGCTGGCTGACCGGCGTCATGGAGGGCTTCGGCGGCTGGTGGAATGACGTTTGGAACGGCTTCATCGGCTTCGTCACTGACGTCTGGGACGGCTTCGTCGGTTTCTTGCAAGACGTCTGGCAGGGTTTCGTGAACTGGATTATCGGCGTGCTGATCGGCTGGTTCTCGATGTGGCGCGACATCTGGCTCGGCGTGAGCTCATTCTTCTCTGATCTGTGGAACGGCATCATCGGGTTCGTCACTGACGCATGGGGCAACATCATGGCGTTTCTCGGCGGCATCCCCGGCAAGATTCTCGCCGTGTTCTTGGGTGCAGGCAAATGGTTGTACGACATCGGTTCAGACATTCTGCAGGGGCTGTGGGACGGGCTCACGAGCGTCTGGAATGGGCTCGTCGGCTGGATTGGTGACATCGGTCAAACGATCGCCGATACGTTCGCTGGGGTGCTTGGGATTCATTCGCCGTCGCGAGTGTTCCGCGAGTACGGTGTGAACACTCTGCAGGGGTACGTCGAAGGGCTCGACGCGATGCAGCCGACTCTCGATCGTCGCATGACGTCGCTCGCGCGCACACCGGAAATGGCGGCGTTCTCGTCGAGTTCGCAGAGCGCTGCGGCTGCAGCTTCGTCGTCGAGCTCGCGCAGCGTCACCTATGTCGCGGCTGAGAATCAGTCTCTGAGCTCTGAGGAAGCGCTGTTCGCTGCGCTTGGAAGTCCCCGCGTGAGAGGTAACGAATGAGCAGAGTCATGTCTTTGGCGTCGCTTGGTGGCGCTGTCACTCTCGACGGTTCGACGGGCGTGCAGGTCAAGCTGCAGCTGCGCGGCACAGGGTTGTCGCCGGTCGCGACGCAATGGTTCGAGGGCGCTGGTGATGGGGCGAAGTTTCGGGGCGGTCGCAATCTTGCGCGCGTCATGGACATCACTCTCAAAGTGTTCTCGGGCGACGGGCGCGACGCTGTGCGCGAGCGTCTGTCGCTGCTCGGGCGTATCTTCTCGCTCGCGTCTGGCGATGTGCGTCTGACGGTCGATCTTGACGGTGATCAGTGGTATCTCGATGTTCGTCGCACTGGCGGTGGCGACTTCGACTGGGCGACGGACACAGACTCGACTAGCTATCTCAAGACGGTCATCACTGTGCAGGCTGGTTCGCCGTTTTGGACGTCTGTCGACGAAGACTCTCGACGTCTTGAGCCGGGAGGGTTGGGGCTCGGGCTGCTCGGCGCTGGCGTCTCGCTTGTCGCGCTCACACTGTCGACGTCGTCAGGGTTCGGGACTGTCCCGTTCGAGAATCACGGCGACGTGCCTGCGAACGCACAGTGGACTGTGCGAGCACCGTTCACAGCTTTCGAGATCACGAGCGCAGCTGGCGAAACGCTGATCTGGGGTACAGCTGGCAATGGTGTCGGCGGCGCAGACAAGCTGACCGGATTCATTCTTGTCGACATGGGGCTCGGCACTGTCGTCGACGAGCTCGGTGCGAACCAGTACGCGGGGCTCGGTTCTGTCCCTCGTTTCTGGAAGATTCCGCAAGGGGAGAGCGAAGCGACTGTCACTGTCGACGATGCTGTCGGCGGCACGACTCTCGTCGAGGTTCTTTGGCGTTCGCAGAGATTGGTGATGTTCTAATGCAGTTGGCTGACATCATCGTCGAAGTGCGCGATCGCGATCTCAATCGTGTCGGCACAATCACTGGCGAATATCTGAGCATGAAAGCGACGACGCGCTGGTGCAGTGTCGGCTCGTGGGAGCTCACGCTGCCGGGAGATCACCCGATGATCGCTGAGCTTTCGACTGCAGGCTCAGGCGTCATCTTCACGGTGCGCGGCGAAGCGCGCTTCTCAGGGTCGACGTCGAAGCCGAAGCGAAAGCGTGATCGGGAGAACCCTGACGGGACGTTTACGTTCAACGGCGTCACGGACGAGCAAGTGCTTGCCGATGCGCTCGCGTTTCCGCAACCGTCGAACAGTGACCCGGCGACTCAGAATGTCGCGAACGATGAACGCACTGGCGCGATCGAGACGCTAATGATCGCCTACGTCGACGCGAACATCGGCGCGAGTGCTGCAGTCGGGCGAAGTCGCGGCTTCCGCGCAAGCTTGACGACATCTGTCGATGCTGCTCGCGGTGCGACGGTGACGAAGTCGCCGCGCTTTCAGAATCTGCTTGAGCTTGAGCAGGAGCTTGCAGTGCTCAGCGATCAGCTGCTCGGCTTTCGTGTCGTGCAGATCGGCGCCGGTCTTGTGTTTCAGGTTGTTGCGATCAGAGATCAGTCGGCTGTCGTGCGACTCGACATCGAGAACGGGACGATCACCAGCGAGGAAGTCGAGATCACGCCGCCGTCGATCACCTACGCGATCGTGGCAGGTCAGGGCGAGGGTGTTGATCGTCAGATCGTCGCGCGCACGACAGCGGCGTCAGTGGCGGCTGAGAGCGACTGGGGTCGACCGATTGAACAGTTCTTCGATCGTCGCGACACTGCTGTCGTCGACGAGCTTGAGCAGACTGGCGACGAAGCGCTGTTCGCTAACGGGTTCACTGCGACGTCGGTGAAAGTCATCCCTTCGGATGATCTGACGATGCGCTACGTCGACGACTGGGTCGAGGGCGACATCGTCACGGTCATCGTCAACGATCAGGAGACGACGTCTGTCGTCACTGGTGCGGCGTTCGTCGTCAACTCGTCGGCTGTCGCGGTTGGTGCTGCGATTGGTGACGTCGTCGGCTTCGATAAGAACTCGGCTCTCACTCAGCGAGTCGAAGACATCGACAAGCGAGTCGGCAAGATTGAGCGCACTGAGCTCGCGCTTGGTGTCCCTGATCTTGGCGACCCGAACGCTGATCGCATCATCTTCTGGGATGACAGCGCGAGCGCTTACGCCTATCTTGCGGCGACGTCGCCGCTGTCGATCTCGGGCACGACGTTGATCGTCGCAGCAGCGTCTGCGACCGCTCAGGGCGTCGTCGAGCTTGCGACAGATGCGGAGACGGCGACGGGCACCGATGCGACTCGTGCTGTGACCCCGGCGAGCTTGCAGGCGAAAGTTGCTAGCGCGACTGCGAAGGGTATCGTCGAGCTCGCAACCAGCGCGGAGACGATCACTGGAACCGACACGGCGCGCGCCGTGACCCCGGCTGGGCTGCACGCGGTCGAAGTGTTGCCGCGTCAGGGACAAGTGCCGTCG